GGGGAGGTATAAACTCTAACGTCCCATAGTTAGTAGGACGCATCCAACGGGCATGCTCCGAATACGCATGATCGGTATAGTACTCAAGAAGATTCTTCATCTTGAGTTCTAAATCTTTCAATGAAAGTATACGGAAAGAGTTTATACCAACCATCCCAAACCATTGGTACCAAGAGGCGAATGAAATTAAGCTAACCAGAGGTTGAGCTAGAAAGACGAGTATTCTCGAAACCACCCGAGACTGACGTCTCAATGGGCGGGATAGGGAACCTCTAACTTTATAGCCCTTCCCAAGGAAGGCCAATACATCCGCCGGTCTCCAGATATGCCGAAACTTACTAATAAGGAGGAGCAGTGCATCTAGAGATGAACTGGCCGCCGCCGCCTCACGTAGAGGAAGCGGAGAACAGTCAACTCCTTTTGCAATGAATCTCTTTGCATACTCAAAAGTCCCGTTGTTGGATACAAGGGACTTATGCATAGAGATTCCTACTCCTATCTCTTTCATAAGCTCGAGATATTGGTGAGTGACATGCTTATTCCATATAAGCACATCATCCCCCAATACGGCATACTCTGTGAACCACTCGGTAATACCACATCTCCTAGCCGACATCTGCACCAAGAAATGGTGAGTTAGAGCCAACATGGCCCACGAAGAGTACGCTCCCATAGGCTGTCCGCATGCGTAGCGGACTTGAGAAGCCACAGAAGAGTACTTTTTCGGGACCTTGTAGGCCCGCCCGACCAAGAGTTCTTTCCAAGGAACTCCAAGACCGGGCTTGATATAGTCGACAAGGAGAGACTGCAGATCGACGGGAAGTCGATCCGTAGCCGCCGACAGATCCAGAGAGGCTACATAGCCGTCTCGGACTGCCGCACAGGCTCGCTCTACTCCTTTCATTTGGTTAAATGTAGAGTCCTGCGGGATAAACCGCAGTGACCCAAACACCGCCTTATGTAAAGGAAATAGAAGAGTCTGCGTCCACCAGTCGACCATAGCAAAAACTCGCTTCTTTCCTGGTTCTTCCTTGACGCCCAATTTACCGAGGGGCCAAGGAAAGATAGGAACGCCTCGTACGAGCGATCTAAACGTCTTCATTCGGGGCAAAGCTTCCGGGCCGAGAAGGTTCCCTACCTTCTCGAGACTGGAAAGCAAGTCGGGAAAGTTGAAAAACTGTACCGCCTGCTCAAAGAGCACTGACATCGAGGTTTGGATCCAAATCAACCTCTGATGCCCGTGTTCAGTGACTCTAACCCCTCCTTTATTCCGTTTAGATCCCGTTTGGGTTCCAGGCGCGGCCTTCTTTAACTCTAAAGGTTCCCACTCCGGGAACTCGAATTTACACCCCATCTTCTCTAGATCAGAGAAGAAGTAAGGTATAAACCACGAGTATGCCTGAAGATTTAAAGGAGGCCCGGGGCGAACAATGGTTTGCACAGAAAAGGCGACTTGGAAGTCCAATACCCGGTATAAACCGAATAAAGTCATCCAAAATCGCACTAATCTGGGTTCACCCTTGCGAACCCCTTCCCTATGGATTTTTGGAATAATCCTAGGTACGCCCGACCCCGTACAGGCCACCCGGCATCCGTAAGGAGATAGATCTTCTACCCGTTCGCCCGCGACCACCTTCATAAGAAGGATGGTGCAGGTCTTCAGGTAGATAGCTAGTCCCTTAGATCCCCGGTGCTTCCGTAGATTCATACAGAAACGGGTAAAAGATATGATGGAAAGTATCCACGATCGATTTAAGTCGCCTAGCCATAATCGAGACACTCGGATGAGTGCCCCGACCATAGCTCGCTCGCGTTTTACGACGAGCTGCCAAGAACGG